AAGCTTAAAGAAATATTAAATGGATTTTCAAACCTAGTTTGGCCTAACCCTAGAATTGAAAAAATTGCACATGATCGTGCAATAATTTGTGCAGATTGTGATACTAATATTAGTAATTTTTGTAGTACTCAAAAAGGAGGATGTGGTTGTTTTATTCCAGCTAAAACTTCCAGTGAATATTCAAAGTGCCCTAAAGGTAAGTGGTAATGGATAATATAAATAAAAATTATATACCAAAAGATCAAGGAATTTATATGATTTGGTCCAGTATAAAACCAGATTATTATTATTTTGGATCTTCTACAAGTATTAGAAGAAGATATAACGAACATCTTTCTTATTTTAAAAGAGGTAAGCATCATAATATTAAATTACAAAATCATATTAATAAATATGGTTTAAATGATTTAAATTTTTGTGTACATATTGTAGACAATTCTTTAAGTAATGTAGAGTTAAGAAAATTAGAACAAAAAGAAATATTATATTTTAATACTTTTAAAAAAGGATTTAATTTAACTGAAAATACAGAACATCCTATAATGTCGGATGAAGGAAGATTAAGAGTAAGTTTAAAAGCTAAAGAAAGACAATCTACTCAAGAATATAAAAATAAACTAGCATTAAAATACAGAGGTACTAAATCTACATCTTCTAAACTAACAAAAGAAAATATAGAATATATTAGAAAAAAGGCAATAATAAAAGGTATTAAATGCATGAATATTCGTATATTAGCAAAAGAATTAAATGTATGTACTTGGACAATTCAAAGAATGTTGAGAGGTAGAACTTACAAAAACGATTAACATGGTAGTAGAACTAGAATACATATCTCTTCACCCACCATCTAAGAAGTTAAAAAGCTTAGCCGGTAGAATACCTATGTTTGTTACTCAAAAGAAATTATTTATTATTGAGAATATGCATATTGAAGAACATGTTGAAAAAGGAGTTATACTACCTAAGTTCACTACTTGTAAATATGACAATGAGTATTATAAAATAAATAAAGCTTATAAGGAATTAAAACAAAAATATTTTACACCAATTACTATTAAAGGATTTGGGAAATAATGCATAAACAAATATTTGCTCAACCATATGATGCTTTAGTTTCTATAGGAGTAGGTTCTATAGAATCACAACTTAAAATACTTAAGAAAAAGTATGATATTATAGAATATGCAGATAATACTTGGTTAGGTTTATGTAATCATCAATATTCTGAAAAGTTAGAAAGAAATGTTTTTTATATAATTGTTAGTTCTTCTAATACAGATAAAAAGAAATACTGGAATACAATTTCACATGAGATCTCTCATTTAATTCAAGAAATATTAGAACATAAATCTATATTCTTTCATAGAGGTAAGGCTAATGAACCATATGCATACTTAAATGGGTATCTTATGGGGGAGCTATTTGAATTCTTTGAAAAGGAATATAATAAAATAAATAAATAAATGATAGATAAATTAAGGCTGATATATTATAAACTCTTAATTAAGATTTTAGATAGATTTACTAAAACTAAATTTTATAAAAAAAGTTATGGTTCACCTATAGAATATAGAATGGATTATAGAATTTTACAGTTAAGTGTAAAGTATAATATTTTGTATACTACAATGTATCCTGAAAAAGTACAAATAGATTGTTTAGAATCTTGTGGAATTCCAGAATTTGAAAAAGCTGTTCAAGAAACTGTATTATTTATTCAGGATAATAAAATGCAAAAAGTTATATGATAAAGATTATTGACTTAAAAGATAATAAAATTATTATAGCTCCAGAATGTTTAGCTATTGAGCCGTTTAAGTCTATTTGGGAAAAAGATAAATCTAAAGATAAGACTCAAGCATTTAATATCATTACTTATATATGGTATTACACTTCATATAATTCTCCATTTTTTCAACACAATAATACAGATAGACATAAATTAATTACAGGACATATTATTAAAGATGATAAGTTTAAAGTAACTAAAGAACTTCAAGAAGCTATTACTGTATTTGAAAAGATTAATACTACTCCAGCAATGAAGTTATTTAGAGCTGTTCAGGAATCTATTAACAAGATGGAAGAGTTCTTTAAAACAGCTGAATACAATGAAGATAGTATTACTAAAATACAGAAAGCAATTATAGACATGCCTAAAATGCAAGAAGCTGTACAAAGTGCTTTAAACAACTGTCAAAAGGAACAAAGTTCTGGAAACAAGGTTAGAGGTGATGTTGAATTAGGCCTATTTGAATAATATGGAAATATCTAAAGGAACAATAAAAGAAGGTGATAAATTTAATTTATTAACAGCATTATATTATATACGAGATAATATTACTGAATTTAAATCATCTAGACATAAATCAGGTAAAGAAATAAAACATTCTAAAATTTGGAAATTCCAATGTGATTGTAGTAATATAATAGAAGCTGAACAATATTCAGTTAAATCTGGAAAAAAGAAATCTTGTGGTTGTGATAGATCTAAAAATTTAATTCAAAGAAATATTAATAATAGAAAACCTTTTGGTTATGCTTCTAGAAAACAATTGTTAAGTAAATATATTTATTCTGCAAAAAGTAGAGAATTATCTTTTGAATTATCTGAAGAACAATTTAACTGGTTAACAATACAAAATTGTTCTTATTGTGGAGTAGAACCATTAGGATTAATTAAGACCGAAAAAACTAATGGTAATTATAAATATAATGGTATAGATAGAGTAGATTCCAAACAAAGTTATACTTTTGAGAACTGTGTACCATGTTGTAAATTTTGTAATATGGCCAAAAGAGAATATCCAATAGAAGAATTTTTAGCATGGATTGAAAGATTAAAAACATTTAATAATATATTATGATTATACATAATCCTTATATTCCAATAATAAATAAATTTGAATGTTCAAGTGAATTTAGTTATTTAGCTAAATTTTTTGAAGAAAATGAACGTTATACTAATACAATAAAAGGAACTATTGAATATGTAAAATTTTGGGAAGATGTTAAAGAAAAATGTATTAACGGCTTTACAAACAGTAAAGGTATTTCAATAACTGGTCCACATTTTACCTATTTAAATTTTTGTAGAATTGAATTACAAAATTTAAAAACAAAAAAGAAAGAAGCAGGATTTCCAAGATTTGTAGATTTAGATTTTGAATATTTTCATATGATTGAATATTGTAGGAAAAATGAAAAATCTTTTATATGTGTTAAAGGACGAAGACAAGGTTACTCATTTAAAGCTGCTGCTGTTTGCACTAATGAATTTCTATTTTATCCTAAATCTAAAAGTATAATTGGTGCTTTTTTATCTAATTATAGTATGGGTACTATGGGTATGGTTTTAGAAAATCTAAACTTTATAAATACACATACAGAATTTAGAAAACAAAGAAACCCTGACCTTAAAGATTTTATAACAGCTAGGTATAAAGCTAAAATTGGTGGAATAGATGTTTGGAAAGGGATACAGTCTAATATTCAAGCAATCACATTTAAAGATAGACCTGAAGCAGCAGTAGGTAAATCAGCAACATGGTTAGTACTTGATGAAGCAGGTATTTTCCCTAACATAACTGATACTTATGGATACACAGAACCACTTATAAAAGATGGTTCAACATATACAGGTTGTGCTTTAATTTTTGGATCATCAGGTGATATGGATAGTGGTAGTAAATACTTCTATGAAATGTTTACAAATCCAGCAAAATATAATATGCTTACTTTTGAGGATCCTTTTAACCCAAACGCTGTAACAGGTTATTTTAGTTCCGCAGCTAAAGGAAGGCAGGGAAGATGTTTAAATCCAAAATCACCTTTTTATCAACAATATATGATTGATGAAGAAGGTAATTCAAATATTCAAGCAGCTATAGATGATATAGAATTTTTAAGGCAAGGTAGTAAAACAGGATTAGACCCAAAAGCTTTACATAATATAACAACACAATTTCCACTCACTTGGAAAGAAGCTTTTTTAAGAAATAAAGGTAATGTTTTTGGTTCTCCTGAAATGTTAGAATGGTTAGGTCATTTAGAAAATACCCCTAGTCTTAGAGGTCAGGCTCAAAAAGGAGAATTGTTTTTTGATGATGGATTAGTTAAATGGAGACCAAATAATGAATTAAATTATATTACAGATTTTCCATTAAGAAAAGATCCTAAATCAGGTGAATCATTTTCAACAGATAGTTGTGTTGTAATTTGGGAACACCCTGAAAAATATGAAAATGGTGAAATTCCTAATTATTTATATATTGCAGGATGTGACCCATATGATATGGATCATTCTGAAGTTGGTTCATTGGGATCATTTTTTGTATATAAAAGATTTTATAGAGCAGATAGGACACATGATATTATTGTTGCAGAGTATACTTCTAGACCAGAAACTGCTGATAATTTTTATGAAGTGTGTAGAAAATTATGTATATATTATAATTCTAAATGTTTATATGAAAATCAATTAAAAGGATTTAAAGTATATTTTGAAACTAAAAATAGTTTAAATTATCTATGTGAGCAACCAGGTATTATTAAAGACATTGTTAAAGATTCTAAAGTTCAACGTGGTTATGGTATTCATATGAATAGAGGAACAGGTGGAGCAACAGGAATTAAAGATCAATGTGAATTATATTTAAAAAAATGGTTATATGAAGAAATTAGTGGTGAGATTGAAGGAACTAAACAACTTAGGTTTCAAACAATAAAATCTATACCTCTACTTAAAGAACTAATAGCCTATGATCGTGAAATAAACACTGATAGAGTTATTGCAATAATGTTATGCGTATTACAAACATATGAGTTACATAGAATACATGTAGAAGAGCTATCAAATATAACATCATCTTCGAGCTTCTATCTAGATAAAATATGGAAAAAAGGACTTATATTGAATAGAAAGAATTTACCATTTAATCCAAGTACAAACTAATGAGTCAAGATATATATGCCAACTTAGGTGGCCAAAACTTACCACAACAAAAATTACTCATGTCTCAAAAAGACAAAGAATGGGGTAAATCTTGTATTAATTATTATTCAAATTATAGATATACTAATGGTAGTAATTTACGATCTGATAGATTTAGAAAATTAATTAATTATGATTTATATAATGGTAAAGTTAATCATAAAGATATTGAAGCAATTTGTGATCCATTGGGTGTTAATACTTCAAATACATTTTCAGCTAGATTTCAACATTATGATATTATATCTGAACCAATTAGGTTACTTATTGGTGAAGAAACAAAAAGACCAGATAATCACATTGTAATTACAGAATCACCAGATGATATTAATAGAAAAACTTCAGCAATTAAAGAAAAAATTTTTCAGAGTTTACAACAAAATTTGGCTTACCAAATTGATCCTAATGCTGATTCTAACAACCCTCCTCAGTTACCTGATGAAATCATTAAACATGAAAAATACACGCCGTCAGATATAATTGAATCTAAAGCTAATAAGATATTAAAAGTTTTAAAAAAGAAACTTAATACTAAATTATTATTTAGTCAAGGGTGGAAAGATGCATTAATTGCAGGAGAAGAAATATATTGGGTTGGTATTGAGAATGGAGAAGTTTCTATGCGAAGAGTTAATCCTGTTAACTTAACAGTTATACTTGATGGAGATACTACTTTCATAGATGATGCTATTGCTGTTGTGGAAGAAAGAATGTTGGCAATTAATACAATATTGGATGAATACGGAGATATATTAAGTAAAGACGATATTGAAAAATTAGAAAATTATACTAGAGGAACATTTGGTTCATTTAATACTGCTGGGGGATTTGAACCTCAATTTGATGTAGTTAATGGTCAAAATACTTTTGCAGGAGTAACTCCAACAAATGCATATAATGGAAATAATAGTAATAATTATTCTATTAGAGTGACTAGAGTTGAGTGGAAATCTATGAAAAAGGTAGGCACACTAACTTGGACAGATGACGATAATGTTATAAATACTGAAACAGTAGATGAGTTTTTTAATCTTAGAATATTTAAACAAGCTTTTTTAGATGCTCAAATAAAGTGGGAATGGATAAATGAAGCTTGGGAGGGTGTTAAAATTGGATTAGATATATTCACAGATATTAAACCTAAACCAAATCAAAGAAGAAGATTAGATAATCCATATTTTTGTAAATTAGGTTATACAGGATTTATATATGAAGCTACAAATTCACAATCAGTTAGTTTAATTGATAGATTAAAACCTTATCAATATTTATATGATATTATTGCTTATAGATTAGAGATTGCATTTGCATCTGATCAAGGTAAAAAATTTATAATGGATTTAGCTCAAATACCTGAACAACATGGTATTGATTTAGATAGATGGATGTATTATCTTAAAGAGATGAATATTGCCTTCATTAATAGTTTTGAAGAAGGAAAAAAAGGAATGGCCCAGGGCCAATTAGCTAATAAGTTTAATCAGTTTCAAGCAATTGATTTAAGCCTTAGTCAATCTATCCAACAATATATAAACATGTTGGATTATATTAAACAACAAGTTGCGTTTGTATCAGGTGTAACTCCTCAACGTTTAGGAGCAATTAATAATTCAGAATTAGTAGGTAATGTAGAAAGATCTGTTAATCAATCTTCTTTAATTACAGAATACTTGTATGAAGCACATGCCGAAGTTAAACGTAGAGGATATACTGCAATGATTGAAGTAGCTAAAATTGCATATAAAAAAGGATTAAGTGCTCAATATGTATTAGATGATATGGGTATAGAAATGTTAAATTTAGAAGAAAATGAATTTGAATCTTCTGAGTTTAATGTATTTGTAACTAATAACTCTAAAGATCTTGAATTAAAAGCTAAATTAGATCAATTAGTTCAAGTAGCATTACAATCTGAAAAAATAGATTTATCAGCAATTGTTGAAACATTAATGAATGATTCTCCTAGAGATATAGTAAGGTTATTACAACGTAAAGAAGAAGAATTCTATAAACGTCAAGCTGACCAAGGTAAAGCTCAACAAGAACATGAAATAAAAGTTGAGCAATTACAAAAACAAATGCATTCTGAACAAGTTGAATTAGATCATTTGAAACTTGAACAAGATAGATATATTGCTGAATTAAATAATGAAACTAAAATTCAAGTAGCTGAAATTCAAGTATATTCTAGACAACAAGATTTAGATCAAAATGATAATGGTATACCTGATCCAAGTGAAATTGCAGCTAATGCATTAAAACAACAAGAACTTGGTTCTAAGATGTATTTAGAACAATCTAAACTTGGACATGATAAAGCTAAACATGATGCTCAATTAGCTCAAAAAGATAAAGAAATAAAGTTAAAACAAGATTTAGAAAATAAAAAACTACAACAAATTAAAATTCAAAATCAAAATCAAATAGAATTAGCTAATAAAAAAGCAATTTTAGACAAACAAATGATGGATAAAAAAATTGAAATTGAAAAAATGAAAATTGCTGCTGCTAAATCTAATAAACCTAAAAAATAATGAATATTCCTAATTTAAAATTAAATAAAACAAAACCAGAAGACTTTTTTGGTAAATTATTTCAACTAAGAGATGAAATTCATCTAAATCATTTAAGAGTAACTGGACCAGGTTCATTTGCTGCTCATATGGCATTAAATTCATTTTATGAAGATATATTAGAACTATTAGATGGCTTAATTGAATCTTATCAAGGTAAATATGGTATTATTGATATTAATATTCCAAGTTCTTCTAAAGGTGATAGTATTAAATGTTTAGAAGAATTAGTAAAAATAACTGATGGAGGATCAGCTTATACAATGTTTTCAGAAACTTGGATTCAAAATCAATTGGATGAAATTAGTACTTTAACCTATCAAACTTTATATAAGCTTAAAAATTTAAAATAAGATAAAGCTATAAAAAGTTATAAGATTATGTAACTTTTTCAATTTGCAAACAATAATCAAAACAGTTATATTTATAGTATATTACTAATAAGGCAAACATGAGTAAACAAAAAGGAAGTGCTCCATTAACGGAGTTTAATATTCTTGATACACCATTTGGTGAAGGTCTTGAAATGGAATTTACAGATGATTTTAAAGAAGATAATTCTGTAAATAAAACAAATTTAGATTCTGAATTAACAGATGAAGTTAATGATGTTTTAACTGACGCTACAGACAAGAGTGAAATTAAAGAGTCTAAAAAAGAAGTTAAGGAAATACCTAAAAAAGAATCAGAAGAGGAAGTTGAAGAAAGTTCTTCAGTTGAATCTAAAGAATCAAATACTCAAGAGGATTCTTCACTTAAAGTATTTGCAAGTTGGTTAGGTGATAAAGGTTTAGTAGACTATGATGAAGAGACTTTTGAAGACTCTGAAGATGGTTTAAAAAAACTAATGAGTTCTACAGTTGAAAAAGAAGTTGAAAAGTATAAACAAAGTTTACCTGAAGATGTACATAAACTTGTAGAATTTGTTGAAGCTGGGGGTAATCCTAAAGACTTTATGAGTGTTTATTATAATGAAAGTTCTTGGTCAGATTTTAAATTAGAAGATGATAAAGATCACAAAATTGTATTAAAAGAATATCTTAAAGCTCAAGGTGAGGATGAAGAAGAAATTACTGAAACAATAGATACTTATGAAGTATCTGGAATTTTAGAGAAAAAAGCTAAAGCAGCATTAATTAAATTACAAAATGCTGAAAAAGGTTATCAAGAACAATTAGTAGAAGTTCAAAAAAAGTATAACCTTGAACAAAAGGAATTAGCTAAAAAACAATATGATGATTTTAAATCTAAATTGTTTGCAAAAGAAGAGATACAAGGATTTAAATTAACCCCAAAAATGAAAGAAAATCTTTGGGATTTTATTATGAAGCCGGATAAAACTGGTAAAACAGGATTACAAAAACATAATGAAACTAATGAAAATGCCCAATTTATGTATGCTTATTTAGCAATGAATGATTGGAATTTAGAAAAATTAGAAAAACAAGTAAAAAATAAAGTTAACTCTGATCTTGCAAATAAACTATCAAATATAAAAGATAGTAGAAGTAAGTTAAAAACTGGACAAAGTGATTCATTTAGTCAAGAAAAATCATCAGGAAACTTTAGTGCATTTAGACAAGCACTAGATAAAGGTCTTCTATAATAGAACAATTATAAACAATATAATAAAATAAAAATGCAAATTAGTCCATTACAAATAACAAACATGAATTGGCATGCGGGTCTTACTCAAGATTCACATTTGTCCACATTCTTTTTAACTGAACCAGCTATTGCTAGTCAGGTTATTACTCGTATTTATAACAAACAAAATGGTTATAAAAATGCTCTATCATTCTTAACTGGTGGTATGGGTAAATCTAAAGAAATTGATGGTATTCAATATCGTTGGAATATCATAGGTGATTCACGTAGAGCAATTTCAATTACTCGTGCAGCTTTTGATGCAGCTACTAATGTTGGTATCAATGCTACCACTTTTAAAATTGGAGTAGGTGAAAAATGGTTTTCAGAAGGTGACGTTTTACTTTTTGATAATCCTGATTATAAAGCACGAGTAATTTCTGAACCTATTTATGATGGTTCTGATTATATTTTAGTTTGTCAGTTAGTAACTGCTGATATTACTAAATCTGTACCTTCTGCCCTTTTAGCTGTTGGTAAAGAAGTATCTAAAGAATACAACTTGGTAGAACATGATCATTCTCGCACATCTGGTGAAACACATTATGCAACACCAATGATGTTAGAAAATTTCATGTCTACATTACGTAAAAAATATTCTGTAACAGGTGCTGCTCATAGTCGTGTTATGGTTATTTCAATGTTAAATCCTGAAACTAATGAAAAAACAAACACTTGGGTAAAATACGCTGAGTGGGAATTTTGGAAACAATTCATGGATGAGATTGAAATTATGTTAATGTTTGGTGAATCAAATATTAAAACAAATGGTACAACTGATTTAAAAGGTGCTTCAGGAAATACAATTTATTCTGGTGCTGGATTAGAAGGTCAAATTGCTCCAGGTAATAAACGTTTATATACTACTTTATCTGAAAAAACTATTCGTGATTTCATGGGAGATTTAGCATATAATGGTACTGAAGATGGTCCTCGTGAATATGTAGCATTATGTGGTCGTGAATTTATGAATTTATTTGATCAAGCAATGAAACGTTCAGCTTCAGCTTTCAACTTAGTAGATAGTAAATTTATTGCTGGATCTGGTCAAAATTTAGAACTTCAAGGTCAATTTATGACTTATACAGGTTTAAATGGTGATAAGATTACATTAAAAGAGTACAAACCATATAATGATACTGTAAGAAATCGTTTGTTACATCCTCAAACTGGTAAACCAGCTGAGTCTTATAAAGCAACTTTTTTAAATTTCAAATCTTATAATAAAGGAGAGCCAAATATTCAAAAAGTGTATTCTAAAGATCGTGAAATGGTAACTACTTATATTGAAGGAATGTATGGACCATATGGACCAAAGAAAAATGGTTCATCTGCAACAGCTGTTGATGGTTATACTTTTGAAGCAATGACAGAGTGTGGAATTATGTTAAGAGACCCTAGTGATGCTGCTCAACTTGTGCTTGACAGTTCGTCTATATCTTAATTTGTAAAAATATTAATAAAATTAGTTGCATATTAATGTAAAAACATTATATTAGTATGCAACTAAATATTAAAAATATGTTTATATATAAATTAACTAATACTTTAAATAATAAAATTTACATTGGATTAACTACAGAAAAAATTTCTGAAAGATGTAGAAAAAGAATAGCTGAAGCTAAATATAGAGATTCTAGAAATTCATATATTTTAAATGCTATTAGAAAACACGGTTCAGAAGTATTTAAAGTTGAACAAATAGATACAGCTATTACATTAGAAGAACTTCAACAAAAAGAAATATTTTATATTCAACAATATAATTCTACAAATAGAAAAATAGGATATAATTTAACTAAAGGTGGTGAAGGTAATTTAGGATTAAAGATGTCTGATGAAACTAAGGAAAAAATTAGACAAAAACAATTAGGTAATAAATGGTCAGATGAAAGAAAAATAAAACATTCTGAAATTTTAAAATCTAAAAATATTGATTATTCTAAAGCTGTTGAGAATTGTAAATTACATAATTTAAAAACAAGTAAAAAAGTAGGAGAATATGATTTAAATTTAATATTAATTAAAAGTTATACAAGTATTTCAGAAGTTTGGCATAAATTAAATATAACAAGAGGTACTATAGATTATTACCTAAAACTTGATAAAAATGGAAATTATAGAATCCTAAATAATAAAATCTATAAAATTTTAAACTAATAAAGGCAAATTATTAAAAAATGGAAGAACAATTAAGACAGTATGTTATTAGACCTATCATACGTAATAAATTTTCAGGTCAATCTTATTATCAAAAAACTTATACTGTAATTGCTGGGGCCCAATTAAGTCAAAATGGACTTTATAAAACAGGTTTATCAGTTACTGATCAAGAACATTTTGAAAAAGAATTAAATTTACCAAAAGGAACTCTAAATGCAAGAAATAGTGAATTTTGGGGAGACATGGAAGTTAGGCTTAGAAATGACAAATTAACTATTTTTAATATAGTTAATGGTTATGATGAATTAAAATTTAAAATGTTACAACAACATGATTGGATAGCTAATACTGAACATGATGTTGTTGGAAACTCAACAGCTAGATTTTATATTTATGATCCAGAAGCAGCTAGTAAAATTGAAGATGCTAAAATGGAATTTGAATTTGCAGCTATGGAAGCTTTCCATAATACAACTATCGAAGAAAGAAGAGGTCTATTAAGAATTTATGGTAAAAAAGGAGTAGACTCAATGTCTGAAACAATGGTTAAAACTGAATTATTTAAAGAAGTTAAAAAGGACTTTAAAGAATTTATAAGATTATCTAAAGCCAAAGACACCCCAATAAGAGCACTGATAGAATCTTTAATTGAAAAAGATATTCTTAAAAAGAAAGGTACATATTTTTATAATGGTGAAGATTTACTAGGTAGTTCAACAGATGAGGTAGTAAGTTATTTATCAGATATTAAAAATCAAGCAGTAAAATTAGCTTTAGAAGGAAAATTAAAACCTAAAAAACAAAAAGCTGAGTAATGACTATTCAAGAGTTACACCAAGAATTTAAATTTAGACTAGATAAATTAGATGCTTTAAATTATCCTAATTTTCTACCTGAAGAAATAGATTTGGTATTAAATAATGCTCAAGATAGGTTAATTAAACAAAGATATGGTTTTAATAATAATAAAAGACAATCTTTTGAAGAGACTGAAAAAAGGACAGAGGATTTAAAAAATATTACTATTAACTCAATATTAACACCATTAGCGTATTCTGTTGATAATATTGATAGTAATGCAAGATTTGTTAATCTACCAACTAATCATTGGTTTACAATACAAGAAAGAGCAGGAATAACTTGCACCGTTTGTGGAGCATCTTCAACTCAAAGAGTTGAAGTTATACCAATAACACATGCAGAAGCTTCAAAATCTTTAAAAGATCCTTTTGCTAAACCTAATAATGAAAAAGTATTAAGATTAACAATTGATGGTAAGGTTGAATTAATATCTAATTGCACAATTGTAGATTATCAATTAAGATATATTAAACAACCAATTACTATGAATATAACAACAAATACTACTTGTGAATTATCAGAGCATATTCACAATGAATTAGTAGATGTTGCGGTAGGAATTGCTTTAGAAGGAATAGAGGGAAAAAGAACACAATCATTTAATCCTTTGATTAATAATACAAACGAATAATAAAAAAATATTAAAATAAAATGGCAGCAATAGAATACCCAAAAACATATTTTTTAGGAACAAATTTAATTAATCCTAAAGTATATTATACAACAATAAAAAATCTTATAGATACAGTAAATGGTATAACTGATGGGACATACTCCATTACTAATTTTAGCACCACAACATTAACTGCTACAACTGCTAATATTAGTTTAGAAGTAATTAAACCTACAGCAGTAGCCATTAATGCTACAGCTACAGCCACAGCTGCTGAAATTGTATCAGGTTATATTACATCAACTAGTGCAGCAGCTACTGCTATAACTACCCCTACAGCAACTGCAATTGGTGCTTTAATAGGTGCTGTAAGAGGTACTCAATTTAATTTAGTAATTGATAATTCAGCCGGTGCTAATACAGTAACTTTAACATTAGATGCAAGTATTGCAGTAGTAACACCAGCAATTACAGGTGGAGCTACATTAACAGTATCTACTGCAAATGCAATTGGTATATTTAAACTAGTATTTACTAGTGCTACTGCTGCTAAAATATTTAGAATAGCTTAATAAATAATAATAAATTAAAAAAATTAAAACAAATGTCAATTCATAAAGTAACAAACGTTTTCGTAGGTGATGGTTCTGCATTAGAAGCAGATGTAAACACACTAACTCCAGGTAAATTAGGTTTATTTGGTCAAAATCAATCAATTTTAGCTTCTGCATATTCTGCTGGAGGAGCTTCTGAGTCTATTACAGTAAGTAAAACATTTGCTGATGGTACTTTCAAAAAATCAATGTCAATTAATGGACGTTCAGTACAATCTGCTCGTGCAGAAAGATATAAACCAGCAGCTCGTGAAGTTTGGGCAGTAGGTCATAATCGTGTAGGTTCTGTAAATGCAGGAACTATTGAAGTAAATAATGCTACAGAATATACAATGACTATTCGTTTTAAAAATGATAAGTCATTTTATTCAGAAAGACCAGAAACTTTACGTATTCAATTTACATCTAGTGCTACTGCTACTCAATTATCAATTGCTACACAAATAGCAGCTGCTATTAATAATGGTGGTTTTAAATCTCTAATTACTGCTGTAGTAATAGGTGATGGTACTGGTGTATTAGGTTTAACTTCAGCAACAGATTATGGTGTTGAAATTTATGCTAATGATATTAATCAATTTGCATCTAGTACTTTTAAAGAAAATAGAGTATATTTCTCTTGTCATATAGATGATTCAACAGGATTTGGTACTACTACAACTTGTACTCAAATTCAAGCAAATTCTTATGGTGAAGGAACTTATAATTATATTTATAATAAAGAAAATTATGAGTATCAATATGAAGGATTAAGTAATCGTAGATTATGGCCAACACAAACTGTAGAATTTGGTGTTAGTTCAACTGGTTATTTATCCGGTAATGTGGCAGCAGCTGCTACATCTCCAACAGGTAACGTATCTGCTGTTGCAGTAGGTGACGATACTTTAACATTTGCTACAGCTACAACTGGATTTAGAGCAGGAGAAATAATTACTGTAAATGGTGTTCAATATGAAATTCTTTATATTATAAGTTCTACAGTAGTTCGTATTAAAGGTTTAGCTACAGCAGTTTATGCTGGTGGAGCAGCAGTTAAAGTAAAATATTTTTACAATTTAATTGTAATAACTTTTGCAGATACTACCTTTGCATCTGGTGCAGATGCTATGGCTTTAGCTACAAAATCAATATATATTGCAACTCCAGCAATTGACGCAGGTGCAGCTGATCCATTTGATACAACTGGTGATTCTGCGGATACTTCTACTGAAGGTATATCTTTACTAAGTAAATTGAATACTTGGTTAGCTAGTACTCCAGCAGCCCCTGCAACATTAACTTTTGCATAGTTCTTATGCATAGTTACTTATTATACCAAAGACTGGTATATCAATCTTTAAAGCCTTAATTAGTATAATAAGCCCCTGGTTTTCTTCCTTAAAGTTTCCAGGGGCTTTATTTATTTATTCAATACAATTAAAAATGTTATCATTAAATTTTGAAATATGTCAAAGTAATAATTGTCAAAATCTTACTTTTACAGAAACAACTGGAGCATATAATGCTACTTATAATTTAGGTGGTTATGGTTCTCCAAATATAGAAACATCAGATGTTTTAACAGCTGTTTTGATTATAACTAGCCCATCTGGAATAGAATATCCTCAAATTGATTTATATTCAACTGGTGATTTTCCTACTGATAGTTTAACAGATGAAGGTTACGTAATAACACTTATACCAGACACTTCATTAGAAGATGGTGAATGGACATTTACATATGCAATATCAACATTTGATGAAGAATATACTAAAACTATAACAAAACTATTATTTTGTAATGCTAATTGTTGTGTAAGTACAATGTTAAGTAATTTACAATTAAATGATACATGTGATTCTTGTAAACCAACAGAACAATCAATGGATTATTTAAAAATTTGGACTTTTTTACAAAGTTTAAAAAAAGCCGCATATTGTGGAGATGTAGATAATTTTACAAATTTATTAAAAATAATTAACAAATTATGTAAAAATAAAGGTTGTAAAACTTGCAATTAACAAATAAAAACCTTATATTAGTATAATATGTGTGATTGTTGTGAAAAAATAATAGTTCAAAATGAAATAGGTGTACCTGGACCAGAGGGTCCACCTGGTACTCCTGCTGAAAATGCTTGGAGTCTTGATGGTAATTCTGAAGGATCTCAGAAATATTTTGGTACAAATGATAATTATGATATACCACTATATACTAATGGTGTTCAATTTGGATTATTTGATACATCTGGAAATACTGGATTAGGTAAAACATCTAGTTTAGGAGCTAGGCTTCATATTAAAGGCGTTGATTCTACTTCTGGCAACTTTTTAATAAAAGGAGATGATTCATCTAATGGATCACTATTTTATGTTAATAATGCAGGTAATACCAAAATAACACCGACAGGAACTGGGACAATAGCATTAGAGATAAATACAAGAAGTACTCAAGATGCTATAATAACATTAGCAACTAATTCGGCAGCTTCCGCAAGAGCTAAGATTTATGTAGATGATACAAGTAATTTTCTTAATTTTTATACTGTTAATAATGACAGTATTTTTTGGAATGGTGTTGGTTTAGCTCAAGTAAAAACACTTACTTTATTTACAAATAATACGGCCAAGTTTGAATCTAATTTAGGAATAGGAGCAAATCCTATAACTAATTATAGATTAGTAACAATGGGTAGAGACTTATTAAGTAGTGCATATGCTTTTCAGGCTTTAGATTCTGGATCTACAAATATCCTTAAATCACGAAATGATGGATATAATGTATTTAGAGCAGTTAATGCTGCTATTTTGGATGCCGATTTGGCCAATAATGAATTATCATTTTATATAAATGAGGCTGGAAATAGTCTTATATTTAAAGTTAAATACTCTACAGGAACAGTAAAAACAACAACATTAGCGTTAATATAATTATGGAATTTGAAGTAGTAAAAATAGAATATATAAATAAACCTCAAATAAAAGATCAAGATACATTAATACAATTTGTTAATGTTACTGTAGGTGTTGTAGGTTGTCCATATACTCAATTTAAAGCAATTGATACATATGAAATTGATTTTCCCAATACAGGATTAGATGCTTTACAAATTGAACAGTTTGTAGATAGTAAAGCTGAAATATTAGCTTTAGAAAAATATCCAAATATTGATTAATGAAAAAAGAAATAATAAAAAAATTAGAATTGTCTGAAAAAGAAGCTCAAGCTTTATTAAATATAATAGATATTGCAATAAAATCTAAAGGGTTAGATTTAGCAGAATCAGGATTATATTTTTATCAGAAAATAAAAAATACTTTTAATACTAAATAAATGTGTGATTCTTGTAATGAAATAACAATACCTGTTGGACCTACAGGACCCACAGGGGCAACTGGAGCAACTGGAGCTGCTGGTAGTAATGGAACTAATGGTACAAACGGAACTAATGGTACTAATGGTACAACTATATTATATTCATATAACAGTACTACAGGTGTAGGTACTCCAAGTGGATTAACCGAAACTACATTATTTACATATAATATACCAGCTAATACTCTAGTAAATAATGGAGATGAATTAGAATTATATACTTATTATGAATATCTTGCGAATGATCCAGTTTATTTAAGAATTAAATTAGGATCTAAAATAGTTACCTTAACTGTTTCTAATGCAGATGATGATATTAGAATTTTAAAAGTAAAAATATCAAGAATAAGTGCAACATCTCAATTTTGGACACTGGAAGAAGTTAATAAAAAAGGAACTGTATTATTAAATACTATTTTACAAATAGATTCTTCTACTGTAAATTTAGCTACAATATTAGCTTTTGAAATTACTGGTGAAAATACAGCATCTGGTGCAAATCAAATATTATTAAAAAAAGCAACATTATATAAATATAGTTTATAATGACACAAGAAAATGTAAATATTGTATTAGCTAATACTTTAAGTTGTGTAGCAACTTTTGCTAGTAAAGTATCTAAATTATTTTCTATTGGAAACAAATGTGCTTCATTAGAATTTATAAAATTAAAAATACTTATAGATCAAATAGAATATTTAAAATGTCACGATTTTTCAACAGATGCTGTAAATTGTTTAACACAAGATGAAGCAGATATTTTATTACATGAAGTAATGGAAAGTTGTGAAATTTGTGATTGTCAATTAAATCAATAATAAATAAATAAATAAAATGGCTGAAGAATTTGGAAATCAAAGTAAAAGTTATCTATCAGAATTAGTTAGACTTAATAAATATAATTTAATAGCCTTTGGTTATGAAAAAGTATCTGTAACTGGTACAGCTATTGGATTAACCGTTCCTACAGGTGCAAAATATGCAGATATTACTTTAGAATCTACTATAACGGCAAGTGTACCTGTTAGATATCTAATATCTTCTGTACCAACAGCTACAGACGGTAAGGCAATAATTCATTTAACAACATTTGATATTGCAGGTAAACCTAATTTAGATAAAATTAAATTTATACAAACAACAGCAGGTACACATACATTACATGTTGAATATTATAGATAATTATTGATTATGAGTAATCAATCAATCATAAAGAATCCTAGAAGGATATTTAGTCAATCTGGTAGTGGGGGTAGTTCTGGTACAATTAATTCTATTGTTGCTGGAACAAATATAACTGTTGATAACACTGATCCTGCTAATCCAATAGTTGCTTCTACAGCTACTAAAATAACAGTAGTAGCAAATTATTCTGCGTTACCTGCTGCTAATACGGTATCAGGTAAATTCTATTGGTGTTCAGCTAGTCAAGGAACTGCATGGTTACCTGGATCATTAGGTGGAACTTATTATAACTCAGGATTATATTACTCAAATGGTACAACTTGGGAATTTTTAAATGTACCCTATAATGCAACACAAGCTGAAGTAAATACTGGAACTAATGATGATAAATTTATTACACCAAATACTTTAACAAATGCTACAGTAATTACTAATAAAGCACCACTGGCATCACCTACATTTACAGGAACACCATTAGCTCCAAACGCATCATTTGGCACAAATACAACACAACTAGCTACCACGGCTTTTGTACAGGCTGCTATGCTGCCATTACAGCCTATCTTTTCAGGAAAAAGAAGAACCACTTTAAAAATAGCGATAGGTGTATCAGGGGGGTTTCAGGGTAAAATATATTACACCCCTTATTTCACATGCAAACAACATGTGGTAACAAAAATAGGTATTAATGTTACAATAGCATCTGCTGCAACAAATTGCAAATTTGCATTATATGCGGATGATGGCGGAGGACAGCCTACAGGATCTGCACTAGACTTTAGTGGAGATATTTCAACAGCAACCACGGGATTTAAAGAATATACATTTACAGGAACTCGCACATTAACTGATCCAGTTTATTGGATGGCTTTTCAAGGACAGGTTGGGGTTACATTTGAATTTGTATCGAGCGGTCCAGTAGTTTTGGAAGCAAATGGCTCAATAGGGTTTAGCCAAAATCAATCTTATGGATCATTTCCCACAGTATCAGGATTAACTACTCAAGCTCAACCAACAAATGTCTATATGATTCCTCAATAAAAAAATAATAAAATGGCATATAACGATACATACATAGCGAAATTAGACGAAAACAGAAATCCTATTTTGGATGAAAATGGGGATAAAATTATGGAGTTAGTTGAATCAATTTATGTTGAGGATGAACCAATAACATCTGAAATTGAATTAGCAAATGATAAGTTATTTGGAATTAAGTTACTAGATACTTTCTTAACAGATAACCGGGATTTAGCTGTTGCTTTTACTCCTGAAATATCTTTAGGGTTGTTACAAAAATTTGCTCCAATTAAGGCATTAGCCGAGGTTGGCGATATTAAAACTACTAAAGCGATGCTAATGTTAACTACGATTGATCCTATTTTCACTCAGGAAAGAAAAGATAAATACATACAAATGTGTAACGATCATTTAGGGATATAATGGGAATTATCTTATTAATAATAAGTATTTGGATTAAGCGATTGATCGGTAAAGTAGCTTGGTTATATAGTTCTATTAGGGCTATACATTATGGTGGTTATAAAGAGTGGTTAGAGTGGAATAAAGAATTGGCTATTGCCAATGATAGATATGGACACGTATTATTAAAATATCCATTAAATGAATTTACAATAAAAGAAGATGGTTATAAATTTGGAAATCCTAAAGAGACCATAAGTAGTGCAATAGGAAAGAATTTAGAAAAAGACAAGTTATCAAATTTTGGAAAAATAATAAATAATATTTTGAATTTTTTAGATAAAAACCATTCAATTGAATCCATAGATAATGTTGTATAAATTGTTATTAATTTTTACCATATGGTTTAATTATTCATATTGCCAAAACGATTACAAGCCATACAAAGTCTTTTTTGCAACGTCAATAGTTACAGCGGCCAGTATACCAATGTATGCTATGGTTAGTGATGATGATAAAGTAGGTAAAGTAACTTATGGAAGTATGGCTGCAATATCTGTAAGTTCTGCATTAATTGGAACTGGTTTGTACTTAAAGGTAAAAGAAAATAGAAAGCCATTTTTACATTATAGTTTAATGGCAATTGCAGGATCATTAGACGGGTTTAACGAAGAAATTACTCATCATTATGATAAGGTAAAAGTAAAAATGCCTTATCTAAATGACCAATGGTTTAATCCTTCTATTAGTTGG